CAAAGCTACAACCAAACCTCAAAGTGTAAAAGGTGCATTTCTTCGAATGCTTACGAACTCTCTTCTGCCATCATGAAAATCGTTCCCAAAGACTTTATGCCTAAAGCCATGCAGAAGGTCGGTGAAGCCTTGAACTGGGTTATCTTCAACAGTCATGAAAAGATGCTACGTAATAAGCATGGTGAGGAACAAAAACAACGTGAATTGTGGCAGCTTGAAAAGAAGATTGCTGATTTGGTCAATGAAGGTTTCTTGACCGACTATGAAAGCCTTATTGGGTATCTGAGAATTCAATACCAGAAAAGGAACTATCCAAAGGTCTTTGCTAATGCTGGATAAAATATTACAAAAGTAGAAAAGCCGGAGCGTTATGCTTCCGGCTTTATACCATTAATATCCAATTCAAATTTTGTTTTACTCAGTGAAGCTTCATAAATCTTACATGAGGGGATATGTTCTTTTACAATAGAAATAATTTCATTTTTTGCTTCAATAGAGATTTTGCACCCCAACGTAATTTCGGTAATCGAATCTAATGGAACTTTTATACTACTTCTTGAAGCATTAATTTTAATTAATCTATATTCATCCTCGTATTCCCAGATATTTGCTTTTGTAAAAAGTAATCTTTCTATAAATTCTTCAACTTTATCTTCAAGGTGCTTTATTGGAAGCTCTTTTTGATATTTGACTTTTCCAAGTGTTCCTTTTACAGCATAAAATATTTTATCCATATCAAACCCAATACAAATACCTGTATGTGAGTTTGTATAATGTGACCACATCAAGAAATTATTGCTTCTTGTGGTTAAGCTAAACACCCCAAATAGTCTTTCTACTTCTTTTTGGGTTTCTTTATTTTGCTGTTCTATATGTTCTTCATTAAACAACCATCCTTTTTTTTGTTCTTCTGAAACGTATGTATATATTTGTTCCTCACTCCAATCGGGATAATTTTTACGGGCTAGCTTATACATATATTGAAAAATATTTTCTGTTGTTAGCTCAGAATTGTCAAAAATATATGGAATACTACCCTCAAATGGATCGTTTAGTTGCCCAATTGACGGAAAATATAATTCACCATCAGTTAATATTCTTTTTGTATAATCATTCCATGGTTTATACTTGTATAATACATTTAGCATTTTATTATTCTCCTTTCTTAATTTTGAATTTTATACTGCAATCCTAAACCATTAAGCCTCATGTCTGAAATAATCATTCTTTCGTATGACCATTTTCGTCAAACTCAAATGGAAGTTCCATTTGACCAATCTGACGCATCTTCATTTTTTTGAAGTTATCACAAAATTGCTTCATATTGTCTGAAACCTGAAACAATGTTATTACTTTATTGATCTGTTTCTCTAGATTTGGTTCTCCAATATCAAGTGTAAGAAGTTGGTGATAACGGTTTGTTCTGTTTCCTGATTCACTTTTAGGCGTTTTCTTTTTTAATTCCTCTAAAACTCCATTAGGTAGTTCTTCATAGATAAAAGTATTAGTCCATTTTCCTATAATTCCAGGACGTTTTTTAATACCTTTTACTGTATAATCCCAGCCATTAAGACGAAATAGTTCTTTATAAAAAATATCAGGAAATCTTTTTTGCCAAGGTAGTAATTCTTCTGAAATATACGCTTTCAGAATTTTTTGTAATTCGTCTTTCTCTCGTTCGTACTGGTAACCAGTAGCTTCATCAACAAGAGCAATAATACCTACTTTTGCTACAGAGCGAATTATAATATCAGCACTTTTGACAATTTTTTCATCGTTAAAAATGCCGGCACGATTTGCATCTATGATAGCAGAGCATATATCAACCAATAAAGTTACCTCATATCCGTTTGCTACTGATAGTGAGCCTCCTGCATTGTTCCGTTTAAATTTTATAGGATTTGCTAACCTTTCTGATATGCTATTTTCACCGGCACATAGATAATCAGTAAGCCCATCAATTTTACAGAAACTATTCATCCACTGGCCACTCTTGCTTTCATATCCAATAGCTTTTTGGATACCCCTTCCAGAAAATACTCTTGTTCCATTATTTAATACATAGCATGGAATTTCTAAATCACCTAAATGTAATGGTGTTTTATCAGAACCATATTGTGCTATTAAAGTTTCTTGTTCTTCCATAATTTCTTATTTAAAAATTAGACGTTTAATTCCAGCAACTTTCTTAAATCTTCAAACGAGTGAACCTCATAGAGAGTTCCCTTAACTTTTACATAACCGTTTACCTCTGAATCAGGTGTGTTTCTCACAAATAGTTCCGCAATATCCACTTCTAAGGCATTGGCAATACGTTCCAAAGATTGTAATTGCGGATAATCACCTCTTAATGTCTTATTAAGACTAATATCAGATATACCCATCTTGTCAGCCAAATCTTTTTGAGTAAAACCTTTAGACTGGCAAAGTTCTTTTATTCTTGTTCTAAAATCCATAATACTATATAGTTTTATTGCACAAATATAAGTCTTTATACTAAGTAATACAATGAAAGTCCTAAAATAAATCTATGTAGTTTTACTATTAACATAGTTTAAGTATGTAAATATTGCATGATTAAACTAAATAGTTTTACTTTGTGGTATGAAATAAAACGAAGTAGTATAATTCCCCAAACTAATACATACGATTATGAAGACTATTAGCAGTGAGTACATCAAAGAAATTAAAGAACAAATCAAAGTTATCAATGAAGCTCTAAAAAGAATACAAGAAGCTGAAAAGGTTCAGGATTCAGCGGTAAATAATAGAGAATACAACAAGGCAAAGGATGAAGCTATTGACGCAAGCTCAGACGTAATGATAGCTTTAGAAGAGACTGTAAGACTTGCATCAGCTATGGGGTGTGAAACTGGTCTGTATGAGGTACACAAATATCACAAGATTGTAGAACTTGATTTTAGAGATTCACACAAGTAAATAGCAGCAGGGCGAAAGCCCTGCAATTACACACGATTATTAATTTTCAATACGCACGATTATGAAGACATTGAACGAAGAAATCCAAGACATTAAGAACATGAAAAGTTCTAAGGCTGCAAAGAAAGAGGCTTTTATTAAGTTAGGGTTGAGAAAGTACGAAATTGAACTTCTGCTTTCAGAACTGCCTAAACCAGTCAGAGAGGTTCATAAGTTTACCTTTGGCGTAGAGATTGAATGCCTGGTAGCTGCTAGCCTTATGAGAGAAAGCGCAATGAGAAACGCAATGCCTTTTCAGTATGAAGGTTATAATCACGTTGACAACAACCACTATTATAAGTTCGTTTCAGATTCTTCTATCAGAGGTGAAAACCCTATCGAATGCGTATCGCCGGTTCTTACTGGTAAGGCGGGTATGAAAAGTCTAGAAACCTGCTGCAAAGCTTTAAATGAAGCAAATGCACAGGTAAATATATCTACAGGTTTGCATGTGCATATCGGGGCTGCAAATCTTTCTGATGAAGCCTACATTAATGTATTCGAAAACTATCAGAAGTTAGAGAGAGTGATTGATACCTTCATGGCACGATCAAGACGAGCCAACAACAGCCAGTGGTGTAGAACCCTTCAAGGCAAGAACTTTGACGTATGTATGACAAAGCATGATGTTTTTAGCGTCATGAATGGTAATAGATACTATAAAGTGAATGCTTGTTCTTACGCTCGACATCGGACAATAGAATTTAGACAACATCAAGGTTCTACTGATTTCGAAAAGATTTCTAACTGGGTGAACTTCTGCGCTAAACTGGTAGCATGGTCTAAAAAGAACGTACTGAGTTCAGAGGTTAATTCAATTGACGAGATACCTTTCTTGACAACGAGAGAAAAGTCATTCTTTAAATCACGTGCTGAGGTTCTTGCATGAGCCTCGCACGATTAAAATCAATGAATATGTGCTGTATTATCTATAAGCCAAAAGGTGTTCAGATGCCAACTCTGGACACCTTAAATAAAGTTCAGAGAATCAATCATCATGGTTATGGCTTCGTTTCTTCAAAGCATAGATATAAGACGATGGACTATCAGAAGTTTTTAACTCATCTTTCAAAGGTTGAAATTGAAGAAGAATGCATCATTCACATGAGGTGGGCAACACATGGTTCTAAGTGTAGAAGGAACTGCCACCCGTTTGTCGAGAATGGCGTTTATTTTGCCCATAACGGCGTTTTGCCTATTCAGTCGGTAAATGATATGACAGACAGCGAAATCTTCTTCAGAGGGCAAGTTTATCCACTTGTAATGAAATATGGTTATGAATCAAAGGTAACAGAATCCATGATGATGGCTGCCGCTGGCAGTTCTAAGTTCGCCATGATGTATAAAGGCAAAGTAAAGCTGTATGGTGATTATACGAAATTGAACGGTGTGTATTATTCTAATTTGAGATGGTTATGAAAAGAGAAAAGTTAACGGTTAAAGCATCAGATGTAAGAAGCATAAAAATGAGCGTAAATCCGCCCAAAGTGGTAGTTGATGCAGGTTATAGAGTGATTCATGACGGTGAAATAAAATGCTGGGTAGGTATAGGCTGGTTGACCGAAGGCAGAGCGTCAAAGAGTGACTATTATAAGATACCAGAGGTTGTAAACGGATAATTTAAGATAGCTATGAGAAATGTAGATATTGACGTAATGCGAGAGATTTTAGAAGAGCATGGAATTTTAGTGAATGAAGATATTGCTAAATCCATAACAGAGGATTTTGTATGCCATTTAGAAGTATGTAGAGAAATGAATGTATCACAATTTAGAGGATGTAATACCGAATCTGATACAGAGAAAATCATGCGATTAGAAGCAGAACTGAAGAAGGTTAAAAGAGAGCTTTCAAAGGCATCTACAGAGAATGAAGTCTATAGAGATAATGTTATGAAAAGACATAACGCATCGTCTGTATGGATTGAAGATGGAGTGGTAAAATATAGTTATGGGGTATGAAAGAGAAAGAAATCCTGCAAGAAATAATCGGGTGGCTGGGTAATGATACAAGCTACTTGTCTACAAGAACAGACTATGCCAGAGGGTATAAATCCGGTATAGAATGTGCAAAAGAAATTGTTGAAAGCATCATCAATAAACACGGCCCTGATTTATTACCAAACAATTAGCAAATTGTTTCGTATGCGTTGAATTGTTATTCAAAATTGTCTTCATAATGGGGTATCTTTGTATAGATGCCATCGCGGGTTAGAGCAGTGGTCAGCTCGTCACTTTGACTTGGTGAAGGCCGGTGGTTCGAATCCATCACCCGCAACTAACATTTAAACTTTACACGATTATGAAAGTATTGACATTACAGATTAACAAAGAATGTTTTCAAGACATTCTAAATGGCAAACAAGATGTAGAACACAGGTATGTATATCCCTCTAATGTATCACGATATGTTTATTTTAGACATGATGGCAAAGAATACAAACGACAAGAGGATATACCCGACGATGATAAAGAGATTGAAGTAATACCAATCAAATATGATGCCTTATACTTAATCAATGGCAGACGAAAAGATGCACCACGTCTCACTGTGGAGGTGAAATCTGCCGAGTATGTTATTTTCGCTGATGAAGAAGGCAATGATCTTACAAAAATAGAAAACGGCGTAGAATACTTGATAAGTCAAGTATGGTATCATCTTGGCAAAGTAATAAGTACAGAGAACATTTAATCTAAATAGTCAAAAGCTGAGTCACAAGAGCAATTAACAGAGTTGCCGGGCCAAGACGAAATATGAATGGTGCCGGTTTAGGTGGAAGACTGGTAGCAAACCGTAGAAATACGGCAAGTGCTTCACAGTTAGGTAGTAGAGAACAAAGGCGATATGACTTAAATGTTGCCTTTAGTGGTGAAGGGGGTAAATGATGAACAAATATTTACTGTCTATGCAGATAATACAGAGTATCCGTGAAAAAACTGATACTGCTGTATTATATTATTCAGCCGGAGGTAAAGATAGTATAGCCTTATTGGACATGCTTGCTGGTATGTTTAATAAGGTTATATGCTATTATATGTACCTTATTCCCAACTTAGACCATGTCCAACCTTATATCAAATGGGCAGAAACAAAATACAATAACGTAGAAATTCGCCAAATAAAGCATTTTCAACGTGATTATTATGATGCCTGTGGATTCTTTCGTGAACCAAACATTTCAATCAAGCCAAGAAAAATTGGAGAAATAGAACAAGCTGTGAGAGAAGAAACAGGCATATCATACGCATTCAGCGGGATGAAAGGTGTAGATGGATACATGAAGCGGATGCGGTTAAAGAAATTCGCGAAGTCCAGTTATATAACAGACAAAGGTATGGTCTATCCTCTTGCATTATGGACGAACAAGGAAGTGCTTCAATATATTAGACTAAGAGGATTAATACAACCTTTTGTGTATGATCCAGGTGCTATAAGTCAAGGTTTTACCATTGATTTAAAAACAATGCTCATGATGCGAAACAAATATCCACATGATTTTAAACGTATTTTGGAAGAGTTCCCATACTCTGAAAAGCTAATTTTCGATTATGAATATAAACACAGAAAGTAGAGGTATTGAGTCAGAAAAAAATCGTTATCGGAATTAGAAAGTCAAAGAATGCGTATTCTGTATCGTGCAGCTCGTCAATATGGGCTAGGCACAAACAGACAGCATTCTGTACGTGATAGAGTCAATTTTGTTACAAGCAGATATAGAACAAATATGTTCAGATACTTTGGCTCAGACACGATTTCTCCTGCACAAGTAAAACAAGGAGTACCAAAAAGATTTTATGTAGGATTAAAAAACGCGCAAGGTAGTAAAGGATGATGACAAGAAATAAAATAACGCAACCGGAAAGTAGGGAGATACAACGAAGTATCATAAAATTTGCCAATTATAATCCTCGTAAAATTGCCCCAGAAGCTCGAAAGAACTTGAAAGCGAACTTAAAACGTATAGGATTATTGGGCGGTGTAGTTTGGAATGAAGTTACAGGTAATCTTGTATCAGGGCATCAGCGTATCTCGATTATGGATGAGGTGAATAAGTATAACTCTGACACGAAAGAAAATGACTATCTAATTCGTGTTGAAGTAGTTCACATGGATGAAAAAACCGAGAAAGAACAAAATATCTTTATGAATAACAGAAATGTTCAAGGAGAGTTTGATTCCGATATGTTGAAAGAACTACTTGATGGCATTGATTATAATTATGCTGGGCTAAATGATTTTGACCTAAATATGTTAGGTGTCGGTGATATTGATTTTGCTGTAAATGATGAAATTTGGAGTAAAGACAATATTCTAAACGATTCACTATACAGTATAGATGAAATAACCAAAGAAGGAGAAGAAAATAAAAACATTGATCGTTCCGGGGACTTTTATAGCGATTCAAAAGAAAATCAAATTGCACGCCACAATGAAGTACAAAAAATAAAAGACAGAATAGGACGTCAAAATAGTTTTGAGAAAGACAATGGTATGTTAAGTTATGTCGTTTTGTCTTTCAAAAGTCCTACAGAAAGAGCGAACTTCATGGAAATGTTCGGTTATGGATTTGATGAACGTTATATTGACGGAAAGGAGTTTATGGATAGGGTCGAATTTGGAATTGAGTAATCAAAATAAACAGATACGCGCGCATGGGAAAGAAGCCAGACATATCGAAATTCAGAGAGGTCCTTCATAAAACAGGTGGAAATCTCTCTAAGGTTGCTGCTGCATTCAATGTAACCCGAAAAACCGTGTATGATTGGGCCAGAACAGACTGCCAGTTCAAAGATGCTATCACCGACGAAAGAGGTTCTCTGGTAGATGAATGCCTTGTATCTGCACGTGTACTTGCGCTTGGTATCCCTGAGAAAGATGAAAATGGGAACTTTATCGGATGGCGTGAACGTCCAGATGGGTATATGATTCGCTATTTACTTTCCACATTAGGAAGAAAAGAAGGTTTTGGAGACCGAGAAGACGAAGACGCAGATATTCCAAAGGATATTGACCATGGAATTTCTATTGACTCATGGATTAAAGACAAACTGAAATGATTGTACCCCAAACGATATATCATCCGCTATATACCGATAGCGAGAAATTTATCATTCTCATTACCGGTGGCCGTGGCTCGGGGAAGTCTTTCAACGCTTCTACCTTCATTGAGCGTCTGACATTCGAAATGACTCCCACAGAGAAGATAGTCCACCAGATTCTTTATACACGTTACACGATGGTATCAGCCGGGATGTCTATCATTCCAGAGATGATGGAAAAGATAGATTTGGATGGAACAACGAAGTATTTCAAGACCACCAAGACGGACATCGTAAATCGGATGACCGGCAGTCGTATCATGTTCCGGGGTATCAAGACTTCTTCCGGGAATCAGACGGCAAAGTTGAAATCAATTCAGGGTATCACCACCTTTGTCTGTGATGAAGCAGAGGAATGGACCAGTGAGGAAGAGTTTGACAAGATTATGCTCTCTATCCGTAAGAAAGGAATCCAGAACCGGATTATCATCATTATGAATCCCTGTGACTCCAATCACTTCATCTACAAGAAGTATATCGAGAATACTCACCGGATGGTGGAGATTGACGGCGTTCAGGTGCAAATTTCCACTCATCCGAATGTTCTACATATTCATACGACTTATTTCGACAATATAGCAAACTTATCTCCTGAGTTTCTGAGAGAGGTTGAAGAAATGAAAGAGAAGAACCCGGAGAAATATGCTCATGTCGTTATCGGCCGATGGGCTGACGTGGCCGAAGGTGCCGTGTTCAAGAAATGGGGCATCGTGGATGAGTTCCCCATGTGGTGCAAGAAGGTGGCTATTGGACAGGACTTTGGTTATACCAATGACCCATCGGCTTCTATTCGATGTGGCATCGTAGACAATGCGCTTTATCTGGATGAAGTGGATTATAGAACTGGATTACTTTCTGGGGATATTATAAAGACGCTACGCCCGTGGAATTTGAGAGTGATTGCCGACAGTGCGGACCCGCGACTCATTCAGGAGATTCATAACGGAGGGATTAAAATATACGCGGTAGAGAAAGGACAAGGTTCTGTCAATGCCGGTATTGACAAGATGCAGGGTATGGAAATTTTCATTACAAGGCGTTCTTACAATCTTCAACGGGAGTTCAGAAATTATGTTTGGGCAAAGGATAAGGACGGAAACTACATCAACGAGCCGGAAGACCACGATAACCACGGTATTGACGCTGCACGCTACTATGTGCTGGGAGAACTTCTCGGTAGAATTATGAAACCCAAAGACGTTTCAGGAATATTTGGACATTAAACTTTGAGATATGACTATAGAAGAAATTTTAGCTATGCCGGAAGTAGAGAGAAAAATCTACTATCTGAAAAAAGGACGAAAGACCGAGCAACCAAACGCTCACGCTCTTTACAACGACTGGAATCCGAACAAGCACGAGATAGTGATAGATGAAGAGAAATACCCGAAAATCAAAATCACTACCCAGCCTGAGAAACGGATTACAGACCCTACAACCGGGAAAGAATATGTTGAGCCGGCGGTAAGGAAAGAAGTTGACCCGAACAGGATTGCTCTTCCTATCGAGCAGGACATCGTGAACATTCAGACTGCCTTCACCGTTGGAACAGAACCGGTCCTTGATTGCCAGCCGGACCAGTCGGAAGAAAGCCTTCTTTCCACATTGAAGCAGGTGTTCAAGAAAAACAAGTTGAAATACCAGAACAAGAAAGTAGTCCGGGCATGGCTGGCCGAGCAGGAAGTGGCCGAATACTGGTATGTGGTGAAGGATGACGGCTTCTGGGCAAAGCTCAAACGAAAGATTTCAGGAATCTTCGGCAAATCAAAACCTGAATACCGTCTGAAGAGTGCCATCTGGTCTCCGTTCCGTGGCGACAAGCTCTATCCCTTCTTCAATGATCAGGGGGATTTGGTAGCCCTATCCCGTGAGTACAAGAAGAAAGACCTGAACGATGTAGAGATTACATGTTTCATGACCATTACCAAGGACATGGTTTACCAATGGGAACTGACAAGTAATTGGACCGACAAAGGTACGTTCGCACATGGATTCAAAAAGATGCCGGTGATTTACATGTACCGTCCGGAAGCGTATTGTGAGAAGATTAAGAGTCTTCGCGTAAGACTGGAGAAACTTCTTTCAAACTATGCAGACTGTATCGACTACCACTTCTTCCCTATCCTCATGCTTTTTGGTAACGTGGAGAATTTCTCAGGTGAGTTCAAGAATCGTGTAGTCGAGCTGACCGGTCAGGGAGCAAATGCCCAGTATCTTACCTGGTCTCAGGTGCCCGATACGGTAAAATTTGAGGTGGAGACGCTGTTAAGTCAGATATACGGACTGACCAATACGCCCAGAATCTCTTTCGACTCCCTGAAGGGTACAGGAAACGCCGTTTCCGGTGTGACTTTCGACTATGTGTTCATGTCCACCCACCTGAATGTGGAGAACCTGAATGAAACCGTCGGCGAGTTCATGCAACGACGGGTAAACTTTCTTGTCTCTGCGTTGGGTTCCGTGAATTCCACCCTTGAAGAAGCCTCCGAAACCATTGACGTGGATGTGCAGATGCAGCCGTATAAGCTGGAGGACATCAAAGACAAGATAGACACGGCAATCAAGGCCAAGGACGGTGAAATCTGGTCGCAACAGCGGGCTATCACCTTTGTGGGGAACGTGGATGCAGTTCTGGATGAGATTGAAGCCATCAAGGAAGAGCAGGCTGAGAAGCAGAAGAACGACATTGAGAAACAGAAACAGCTTTCCTCTCTTAAAAGTTCCAGCAGCAAATCTGAAGAATAGAACAATTCAGTCAGAATATTTACGGGGATAATACAAAACAGAATGATATAAATCTAAAATATTGACTATTTGAATAGCGGTATCTTTCGAGGTATCGCTATTTTCTTTATCATAGTAAAAACATGAATACTCCTTTGTAATTATTCGTTATTTTACTATATTTGCATCGTAATTAAGTCTTAAACGCTATGAGCTACAAATCAGTTAAAGACGTTGTAACGCTGCTTACTGAAAATGGCTTTTGGTTCGTGAGGCAGAAAGGCAGTCACATGGTTTACACTGATGGTAGCCATGTAGTGATTGTCCCAGACCACGGCAAGAAAGGCGTTGAGAAAGGCACTTATTACAACATTCTGAGGCAAGCGGGGCTAAAATAGCCCCCGCCTCTTTTGTTTAACGATAAAAAGGAGGTCAGTATGAAAATCGTAGAAGTGATTGTAGAACATGCTGGAAATAATCTTAGTGCCTATATTGAAGGTGCTCCGGTGATTACTGTCGGTAACGACGTGAAGGAAATCGAAAAGAACATGAAGGAGGCTGTTGAACTTTACTTGGATTCATGTAATGAAATGAACATCGCTCCAGTGGAAATTTTGCAGGGAGAGTTCACATTGAAGTTCAAGATAGATGCTGCCACCTTCATCAACTATTACAGCAGTATCTTTACCAAAGCTGCTTTGAGCCGGATAACCGGAATCAATGAACGCCAGTTGTGGCATTATGCGGCAGGAGTACACAAACCCCGTAAACAGCAGTTGGAGAAGATTCAGAAAGGTATTAACGCGCTGACAGAGGAACTGGCAGCTATAAATTTGTTATGATTATTAATTAAATATAATGGAGGATAGTACAATGAAAGCAAAAGATGTAAATCCAAGTAATTTTAAGGTTGAGAATGTTGTATTTGAAAATGATGATTTTTCTATAGCGATAGGTATTTGGGAAAATGGGGAAAGAAGAATGGCAATGAGATGGAATGGCTATGGAGATGATCCCGGATACCCAAAATTATTTAAAAATCCAGTCTGGTTCATGGTTGATGACTCTTTAATTTTACCTTTCCTGAATGCTTTGAGGAACGTAAAAGATTCTGACAAAAAAGAAATAGAAGCAGCTATATTGAAATTTTGAAAGTATAATTGAATGATGTTCCAGCGTGATTACCCTAGTAGTCACGCTTTCTTTTTGTCTAAAAACGAACATTCTCCCAATTGTTTCGTATCGTTAGCCTTAAAATTTCCCCTTCCCTTTCTCTATAAGTAAATTTACCGTATGAAATTATTAATCAAACTCATACGGTATGACAATCTTTGAACTAATCTTGGCAGGACTGCAACAAAAATTCTCTGGGGTGGACACTGCTACACTCACCCGTATCGCCACAAAGAAGGCAGAGGGTGTAACGGACGAAACGAAGGTGACCTCCATCGTGGAGGGTATCTCATTTCAGGACGTGATGCAAAACTATGGTGATTTCCGTGCAGGACAGGCGCAGACTTCCGCTGTTTCAAACTACGAGAAGAAGCATGGACTGAAAGACGGAAAACCAATCGAGAATCCGAAACCAGAACCACCGAAACCAAACGACCCTCCAAAGCCGCAGGAGACAGACATCGCAAAGATGATTGCCGATGGCATCGCCGCCGGTATCAAGCCGTTTGCCGACAAGCTGGCCAAAATGGAGGAAAATGAAGCGCAGGCGCAGCGCAATTCTCAGATTTCAGCAGTGGCGAAGAAGTACGGTATTCCCGAATTTATGCTGAAAGACCGCAACATTCCCGAAAACACGGACTTGGACACTTATTTCAAGGACATGAAGCAGGATATGTCTAACAACGGTTTTCAGTTCTCCAAAGCTCCTGAAACTGCCGAACAGAAGCAGGAGAAGGAAGCGAGCGAGTTCGCCAAAATGATTGAGGCGGACACAAAATCTATTGTCGAACAACAAAACAAGTAATTTATGTCAGCAGGATTTAAGTACAACATTGAGCCTGAACCGTCCATCGAGGAACGCTATGACGTTTCTACCGGTGTAAGACGTAGAGGCCCTTACAAGCTGGATACGGCCAACCTTGTCGCTGGTTCGTTTCTTCCATCCTTTACACCGATTGCCGCCGACTTGGTGAAGAAGACCGCTCAGGTGGCTATCCGTGTAGAAGTCTATGAAAAGTTTACCACCGGTTCCAATACCACATTGAAAATCAAGAAAAACTCTTTGGCTTATGTGGGTATGCATCTGGGTAATGGTTCTCATGGGGCTACCATCAACAGTATTGACAAATCAAACAAAGATTTCGATAAGTTGACGCTGTCTGCCGACTTTGGCGAAACATTGGAAGCTGGTACTGTACTCTATGAAGCTACAGCGGTAAGCGGCACAACTCCGAAAGTCATTGCTAACTCAGCCTTGTACGGAAGAGTACAAGTAGAAGAAGGCATTGTATTAGTTGCTCTTTTGATGCGAGCATTCGAGATTGAGCCTACCAAATTGGTTATGCCTTTCTCTGACATTGACAAGGCCAACATGCCGCATTTCCAGTTCAACGCTGCAGGCGTGCAATCCCCGGCTGGTGTTTCGTATGAACTGCCAGAAGCTTCTGATTCTGTGATGGGAGGTATTCAGTTGGGATTCTCTCAAAGCGGAAAGAAATATCCAGTAGCATTGGAAGGTGGAAAGGCGTATGTAGAAGTACCTTGGACGGACAATAACACTACCTATCAGGCAGCTAACTCAAGTACCTTGGGATTGGTAAAGCAGGGTGCAAAAGTTGATGATGCAGCAGGTGGTGATGAGAAAGATAAAATTAATGCTCTTCTAGCATCGTTGAGAGCAGCAGGTATAATTGCAAGCAAATAAAGAAAGGAGGACTAATATATGATGCTAACTATTCATACTCTGTTTAACGACCCCAACATCGTTAACGCCGTTATTCAGCGTGTCCTTCAGACTCGTAAGGATACAATCTACTGGCAGCAGTACCTCGATTTCCGTAGAACGACTACTCGTGTGTTCAAGGACTACATCGGACAAGTTACGGGCGTGATGGCCGGTTCTATCAACTCTCGTTATGGTGAGAAGCCTATCCGTGAACGCCGGAATATCGGCTCAGGATATGGTGAAATCGCTTATCTTGGCGATGCTTACCAGATTTCCATTGACCGCTTGTCTGAGCTTCAGGACTTGATTGACAAGTTCAATGCAGCTAAACCTGCCGACCAGGTAGCAGCCATGCAGGAAATCGTGAACTTCATCTATGATGATTACCGTCAGGTACTTTTGGCAGCCCACAAGCGCATGGATATTATTGTAGGTTCACTTCTGATGACCGGAGAAGCAACAGTCAAGAATAAGGATGACAATGCCGGAGGCGTTGACCTTCTCGACATTGAATTGCCGTTCAAGTTCATCAAGCCTGATACTGGTGCGAAGACGAACTTCATCACCTATTTGCAGCAGCAGATTAATGCTCTGAAAGCTGATTATGGAAACTTCCAGAAGATGATTATGTCCCGAGGAACTTTCGTGAAGAATATCATCGGGTCGGCTGAGTTTGGTGACAAGTTCAAGATGCAGCTTACAGGAAATGAAATGTACCTTTCAACCGGTTTGATTACATCTCAACTGGCTTCCCAAGTGTTCACTGGCATCGGGCTTCCGGCCATTGAAATCAAGGAAGATTACGTAAAAGACCAGACCGGAAAGAACGTGCAGATTTACGCCGACGACCGTATCACCTTGCTTCCGCAGGATAAGGTCGGTTATATGCGTTTCCACACTCCATACGAAGCAGTGGACGGCGTACCGGGACGTAACTACACCCAGGCAGACGGTGATATGCTTATTTCCGGTTACAAGGACAAGAACGGTCGTTATCTGGAATACACCGCAGAGTGGATTCCTCAGATTACGAACCCGAATCTGATTGTGAACTTTGATTTGTCAACCATGAACGCATGACAGTAAATGACTACATATCACAGAAGTTTCAGACCTTCGGCATCAACTTGTCGGAGGCTGACCTTTTGGAGATAAGTTTTTCTTCAGAAGTAAGCGGAGAGGATGAGATGGGCCCGTCAAACATCGGACTTGTTTCAGTGGCTATGGCGAAGTTCATCCCCTCTCTATTACTCCGTGCCACTTCCATCAGTGAGAACGGTTTCTCTATGTCATGGGATACAAAAGGCGTAAAGGAATACTATTCTTTCTTGTGCAAGAAGTATGGTCTTGAAGATACGTTAAGCGATAAACCTAAAGTCAGATTCCTATGATATTTGCTCCACATACATTACAGGTTAAGGTCTTTACTCCGATGGAAACAGACGAGTTTGGCCGACCTATCCCCGGAACCGGTGGTGAAAGCTGGCAGGACGTGTGTAAATGCCGTTGTGATGATAACTCGACCAAGGAGTTTACTTCGGAGAACGGTGAGGTGTTCCGACCGAATTATCACGTAGTCTGTGAGAAGAAAATCTCACTGAGTGCTGGTGATGAAGTCAGATGTATGGACGGTGAGAATGTCCGTGGAACTGGCAAAGTTTACATGGTGAAGAATACAAACTATTTTGGTTACTCAGAGATATGGATGTGAAGTTTGATTTTTCGGACGTGGATAGCTTTTTCGAACAAGGTTATGCCGAGGTGAAAGCCGTTGAGGAGAAGGTTGGTAAAGAGGCTGTCGATTACGCTGTAAAGAATGGCAACTATCAGAACCGGACTGGAAGACTCCGTAAGTCAAATAAGTATTCAGTTGAGGATGACGGATTGGTGATTAGAAACGATGCTGAGTATGCCTCGCACGTCGAATCTAAAGGCTATGAAGTATCAACTGGTGCGGCTCTATACGCTGAGAAACGATTGAAGGAGGAAGTCAAATGATAGTAACTACCGACATCGCGAACATACTCTACCGTGATTGCCAGCCTTTCGGTATTCCCATCGTTCCTCACGGCAAGAAGCTGACGGGCGAATTGAAATCCGAAAGGATTGTCATTCATGCCAAGAAACAACAGCCAAGCAAATATTGGAAGAAATCTTTCGTAGAAGTGAACCTTTGTGTTCCCGACCTGAAAGACGGTGAAGCCAACACCATCCGTCTGAACGAGCTGGAGAAACAGGCGCAAGAATTGTTTGACGGAATAACCGGACGCTATGATGGTACCACCTATCATTATTCCATCGAGTCAATCGGAACTGAGGAGGACACATCCTTAAAGTGTCACTATGTGAATGTAAGAATTTTGTTTGAAGTTTTAAATGTGAAATAATATGGCAGAATCAAAGAAAATCACCGCCGTGAATATCAAGAAACTTTGGTATGGCGAGACAAATGCTATCACAGCAGATTTGACTGGGCAGGCTTTATATACTCTTTTACAAGGTGAAACCTTAAAAGAGGTTAAGAATATCCATCAGGATACATGGACACTTGAAGAAGCGGAAGCAAGCCGCACTAACTACAAGAACCAGCTTACCGGTCAGACTTATCGTAGTGATAAGGAAATGGGCGATGTAACCGTGAACTTCACCATTGGTGAGTACGACTATCCGACCAAGAAAGACCTCATGGGTGGTGATGTAATTAACACTGATAAGGGTTGGAAACGAGCAAGAGGCAAGGTAAACATTGAGAAGTTACTTGTCGCTTTGACTGACGATGACCAGTATTGTGTGATTCCCCGTGCTGACATCGGTGCACGTGAAGCCACAACAGACAAGGCTGTCGGTATTCCTGTAAGTGCGGTGGAACTGGAACCACAAAATGCAGAAGTTGCACCGGAATACTGGTTTGACTCATCTGAAGTAAAAGCAGGTGCTTAATGCCTATCCAATAGGTAGAGATTGAATTCCATAACAGGGGTGGGCTTTATGGCTTCACCCCTTAATTTTTATCTTTTATCAGAATGAATCAAGGAGCAAAAATAGTAACTGAATCCATTATCGGAAGTGATTTCAGAACGGTGTTTGTCGCTGGGAAAGCCTACACGGTCTACCCTCCTACTATCCACAAGCTGGCCGGGGCAATCTCCCATTTGTCAGGCGTACAAGAAGCAGACAATTTGAAAGAAGTGCTTCTCTCCCTTGGAGAAAGCGAGGCTTACAGCAAGGCTCTCTCCTGGCTGATAGCTGGTGACGAAAGTTTAAGTGAAGAACTGGCAAAAGGAACATACGAAGAAAACGTAAATGCTTTAGATGAAGCACTCTCTATGATTGACTCAAAGGTTTTTCTCAAAGCTGTCAGCTTGGCGAGGAACGTAAGTCTGCTGGCAGCGAAACCGAGGTCGTAGGAAATGATACTCTCTTGGGACAGATTGCATCGTTCATGGAAAATCTGCATCTGTCATACCGGGAAGTGGTCTATGAGATACCATACAGGAATTTAGTATTAATGCAGCGTGACAAGCTCCATACAGTTACCGGTACCAAGGTTACAAAGGTGAAGGGTAAGGACATGGCTTCGCGCAGAAGAAGAAACAAGAAATAGATATGGCTACACTATACTTTAAAGTCAGTTCTGACTGGGAGCAGGTTGTCAAACTGAGACAGGAATGTGAGAGACTGGAAGCCCAGCTCAAAAAAATGGACGTAAACAAATCCCCTACAGCTGCAAAGGCTTTAGAAACGCAACTGGCATCCACCCGTCAGCAGATGATGGGGCTGGTAACTGAGGCGGCTAAGGCTGGTGCTATGATGGAGAATGATTTGAAGAAAAAACTCAATTCCGCGTCAAAGGCCTCCGATGAACTAACAGAGGAAATAATCAAACAGAGGAAAATCATCCGTGATACGCAGGATGATGTCAGACGGCTGTCTGATGAATATTCAAAGATGAGTAAGTATTCTCCTAATTCAAAAGCTAAATTAGCTGAACTGAATGCAGCTAAAGCAGCCTTGAACGAGCAGAGATATTCCATTGGTGAATTGCAGGACCAGCAGGCCAGAAACAGGCTCGAAGTAAGGAAACTTACAAGAGAGTACAAAGAGTTTGCCAGTGGAACAAACAATGCTGATGAGATAGTAAAATCCCTGACGGATTCCTTGAAGCGTACTGCTTTAGAGATAGGAGGATTGGCAGCAATAAAGAAGTTCGGTTCTGATGTGATTGAAGCAACTGGAAAGATGCAACAGTTACAGGTAGCTCTTTCAACAATCCTTCAGGACAAATCGAAAGCAGAACAACTCATCGCCGATATTGTTCAGTTCGCAGCCAAAACGCAGTTCAATCTTGATGATGTAGCGACCGGAGCAAAACAGCTTTTGGCATACGGTTCCTCTGCCGATAATGTAGTAAATGAACTTTCTATGCTTGGAGATGTGGCTTCCGGATTGCAGATACCTATCGGTCAACTTATTTATCTGTATGGAACACTAAGAACGCAAGGAAGAGCCATGACAGTAGACATTCGTCAATTCGCCGGACGAGGTATTCCAATCTACGAAGAACTGGCCAAGGTATTAGGAGTTTCCAAAGACCAGGTAGGTGAACTTGTGAAGGAAGGTAAGGTCGGCTTTAAGGAAGTTGAACAGGCTTTCAAAAACATGACATCCGAAGGAGGGAAATTTGCCAACCTTATGGAAAGTTCCGCCGGGACGTGGCCCCAACGATTATCGAATATCGAAGATACCCTCTTCCAGAAAATGAATGAGTTCGGGAACAAGTATAAGGAGGTTTTCGAGTTTGGAATCGGTACAGCAGAGGACTTGGTGGAAAGTCTTGATGATGTGTTGTCTATCATGGGCGGACTGATTGCAGCTTACGGAACATACAAGGCCGCGTTGATTACCGCAGCCGTAGCACAGAAGGCGGTCGGATTCGTTGAAAGCATCCAACTGATTGGAATGTACAGAAAGGAATTGGGACTGGCCACCGCCGCGCAACAGGCTTTCAATGTCGCTTCGAAATCCAATGTGTATGTCACTCTGTTGGCAGCTCTTGTTGGAATAGGTACGGCGGTTTACATGTTCACAAAGAGAACCAATGAAGCCACTGTAGCGCAGGAGACACTTAATTCGGTAAACAAAAAGGCCGATGAGGAATTTTCCAAGCAGGCAGCAACAGTTGACAGGTTGTCCGGCGTATTGAAAAGTGAAACTTCATCCATTGACCAGAAGAAGAAAGCCTTGTCAGATTTGCAAACCATCATTCCTTCTTACAATGCCAGTCTTGATGAAGAGGGCCGACTGATAAACAACAACACAGAGGCCATTAAATCCTATCTGACACAACTGGAAAAGCAGATACGGATGAAGGCTGCTCAAGAAGAACTGGAGGAGCTGTATCGCAAAAAACGGACTCAAGAAAAGCAGCAGAAAGTCGCTACGGAGAATTACAATGAGGCTAAATCTTTGTACAATTCATCCGTGACAATGACTGGAAGCGCATTACAAAACAGAGGAGTCAATACAGGTGTGGCCGTATTCTCTCAAAATAGTGCAGTAAACAATCAGCTCAAAGATAGTGCGAATAAGGCCAAGAAAGAATTAGATTCCGTAAACAAGGAATTAGGCGAAACGGTTTCTGCTATCAAAGAATTGGAAAAAGAGATTGAGAAATCTTCTTTATCCGATAAAAAAGAAGCCCAACATTCTACAATATCTGAAGAAGTAGAAAATGCCACCATACGTATCAAGACACTCAAACAAGAGATTGCCGACCTTCGTAGCGGAAAATTACAAGCAGAAGCTGGTAAAACCGTAGAATCTGCTATCAAGGCAAAGGAAAAAGAGTTGCAGAGCGCAGAAAAAACCTTGGAAACACTTACTGGTGTCAGCCACAAATCAGAAAACAAGAAGGTCGTAGATAATCAGCAAAATCTTTCTGATGAACTTCTACAACTCATAAGAGCTAATCAGCAGGAAGAAATCAACCTGATGGAAGAAGGTTCTGAAAAGAAGCGCAGACAAATTGAGCTGGATTACCAGCGAGAAATCGATGAAATTAGGAAACAGCGCAAAAAATGGGAAGATGCGCAAGGAGGAAAGCTTACGTCTGAACAGCGGGAAGTATTAGGAAGTCGTGCGTCTAATGCCATGACGTCGCGTGAAAAAGGTCTGGCCGAAATTACAGAAACTGAAAATCAAGCTGCAATCGAGGCCAACGAACGTTACCTGAAAAGCTATGGTACATTTTTGCAGAAACGTGATGCTATCATAGCCGAGTACACCCGTAAAATCTCGGAAGCTACTACTCAGGGAGACAAGGACATACTCCAGAAAGAAATGGATAAGGCCCTCTCCTCTCTTGACCTTGAAAAGCTGAAACAGGGAATCAACTGGGAACTTGTCTTCGGTGACTTGGACAAGGTATCCAAAGAATCCTTGAACAAGGTAAAGCAGCAGCTTAGGGACTTCAAGAACTCCGAAGAATACAAGAACATGGCCGTTGACCAGAAGAAGGTTATTGACGAGGCGTTGAACAAAATCCAGTCAACCCTTATCGACAAAGGAGGATTGCTGGCCGACCTACCCGAACAGTTAAGCGAATTGGCCAAGGCACAGGAAGAACTGTCACAAGCTCAGGAGGAATACAACGAAGCCATGAGAAGCGGAACAGATGAACAGAAGGAAGCGGCCACGAAGAAACTGAATGATGCCCAGAAAAGACAGCAGAACGCTCAGGTCAATGTACAAAAGTCAACAGATAAAACGACAAGCAGCCTTGTCACATTGTCGAACGTCATTACCCAGCTTGGTTCAAATTCTGAAATTTCACTCTCTCAGGTCGGTGATTTGGCCGGAAATATAGTAGACATATTTGCAGAAGAGAGCGAGAAACTTGGAGGTATAATTGGAGCTGCATTTTCTCTTTTAGATGCCATCGGGACACAGGGGTTGGATGGTTTCGTAGGTAACATATTCAGTAGTGTCTTTAAGTCTGTAGGTGGAATATGGGATACCCTGACTTTCGGCGGATTCAGCAAACTCTTCGGTATTGGAGGAAACGAAAAAGAGGTGCAGGATACCATCAACAGACTCACGGACAGAAACGAAAAGTTGCAGTCTGCCATCGAATCCCTTACAGAAGAAATGAAGTCCAGCAAGGGAAGCGAGAAATCCGTAGCAGAGTACAATAAAGCCATCAAGTATCAGGAGGAATACAACAAGAATGTCCTTTCAAAAGCGCAGGCCAATGCTGGCTATCACAGTAAACATCATAGCTGGGCCTATTACATGGGCTGGTCGGAAAGTGACATACAATGGATTCGGGAAAATGTCATGGCAGAGTTCACAGGTACAGATTCCTTGTGGCAGATGTCTCCGGAGCAGATGGACTTATTACGTCAGAATGTAGACTTGTGGCAGAAAATGGCTGATTCAGGGAAAGGAGGCTATGGAAATAGTGTCGTTGATGCACTAGGTGAATATGCAGATCTGGCCGGAAACCTCGAAGAACTGAAAGAGGGCCTTTTCGAACAGCTTACCGGAATAAGTTTTGATTCCATGTATGATAGTTTCATCGATACCCTTATGGATATGGATGCATCGGCGGAAGATTTTGCGGATAACCTATCCGAATACTTTATGCGTGCCATGCTTTCAGATAAAATCGGTAACATGTACAGCCAGAAGCTGGAAGACTGGTGGAACAGATTCGGTGAAAGTATGAAGGACGGAAACCTGAGTGAGAGTGAACGTAATTCACTCCAAAACGAATATATGGGGTACGTGAATGAAGCATTGAAACTACGGGATGAACTTGCCGCAGCTACCGGATACGACAAGGCTGGCAGCAGTTCCAAGCAGTCGGCCTCCAGCCGCGGATTCGGTACAGAAATGACGCACGAGGATACCGGGGAACTGAGTGGGCGGTTTACAGCCGTGTATGAGTCCAATCTTCGTGTTGAGACGGCAGAACAGCAGCAAACGGTAGCTATTACCGAACTGCGAGGTTCCATCGGCTCCCTGACATCACAAGTAACCGGTCTGTACAACATTGCCGACGAGACACGTACCATCCTGGCCAATTCCTATCTGGAGTTACAGCAAATCAGAGAGAACACAGGCGAAATTGTCAAACCTATCAAACAGATGCAGGCCGACATTGCCGAAGTGAAACGTAATACAGCAAGATTATGACAGGAGATTTATTTATTAACGGGAAGGATGCCTGGAGCACATGGGGTGTCCGCATGGGTGACGGTTTTCTCGATGCTATCGACGGATTCAATCAGATGAAAGACTACATTGAAGATGAGAGCCGTCTGGAGCACGGGAAGCGAATAATAACCGAAAATGCAAAAGTAGCATCGCGTGAAATCACTCTCCAGTTCACAATAGAAGGAGGCTCAGAAGGTGACTATCGGACAAAGAAGAAAGCCTTTCAGTCAGAACTGGAGAAGGGAGCCGTAAACATCAAAATCCCCGCTCTTGGGAGCGAAGTCTTCAAGCTGGTTTACCTGGGGAAAAGCATCTCTTACGGGTTAAGTATTGACAGGTGTTTCGGTAAGGTTTCAAGTAAGTTTTGCGAACCGAATCCCATGGACAGAAGCGAATAACAAACATTTCCTTTATTGTTTCAAATGGAAGTCCGGATTTTTAGGGCTTCCATTTGTTATTTATGAACTTTGGGGATATGATTGAAATTAAGGACATATCCGGAAAAACAAGGTTCTCTACCCCTATCAACAAAGGGGCGAAGGGAAAGTTTACACTGATGAAAGAGGACTACATCGTTCTCCCCTTTTCCGTGCCTGAACCTATATATTTTAAACTTGGTGACTATGTAGACCTTTCTGGGGTTCTGGATGATTCTCTGGGCGGATTACTTTCAAAAGTATATGAGGTAACTGACTTGCAGAAACCTTCTTTCAATGCTTCTACCGCTGGATATGATTATGAGCTGAAACTGGATGCTTACTACTGGAAGTGGAAAAACAAAATTTTCAAATACACTCCTGAACATGCTGGATATGAAGCGTCATGGTCTCTCACCGCAGCCCTTGATGTACAGCTTGGTGTGTTCTTACGTAACCTGAAAGCTTTGGGATATACCTATAAGGGAAAAGAATTCGTATTTGAAATAGATTCAACAGTAGAGAATAAGGCAGTTGCAATCACGTATGACAATATGAACCTGCTGGATGCCTTATTCTCAATGGCGGGTGAGGATAAGTGGAACTGTGATTGCTGGATAACGGACAACGTAATTCATTTTGGGCGAAACGAATTCGGTGATGCCGTCAAAATCGAGTTAGGGGTTGAAGCGTCTGCCATGACTCGCAGTGAGAGCAAAGGCACTTATGCCACCCGCATTTATGCATTCGGATCTACAAGAAACATACCTGAGAACTACCGTCCCATTGAAGAGCAGACGGTAGTAAACGGAGTTGTGCAAAGACGACTTATGCTTCCCGCTGGTACGCCATACATAGATGTGTATCCTGACATGAGCCAGGAAGAAGCAATTGAAGACATCGTGGTATTTGACGAGGTATATCCCCGACTTGAAAATACGATGTCAAGTGTATCTACGAGGACGGAAACCGTTACAAATGAAGACGGAGGTCAGGAAACCGTGACTTACTATCGCTATCGTGATACTGGCCTGAATTTCTCCAAGGACTACATACTTCCGGGACAAGAGCTGACAATTATCTTTCAGTCCGGCAAAATGAATGGATTGGAGTTCGGTGTTATTTTTGCCCCGGACAACAACGGAAGCCAGATTTGGGAAATTGTCCGCAGCGAAGACTACGGACGTCCATTGCCGGATGATACCATATATCCTGAAAATGATGACAAGTATATCCTTTCCGGTTTTGATCCAAAGTTTGTTTCTGTACAAATGATTCCGGACGCGGAGCAGGAACTGAAAGAGAAGGCACAGAAGATAGCAGACCAGCGAAAAAAGGACGATGGTACATACTACACTACCCTCCGGTCAGAATGGGTTAATGAAGACAAGCTGAAACGCTTTTTCGAGTTCGGGCAAAAGATAAACCTGGTCAATAAAGCCTTTTTTGAGAATGGCCGTGAAAGCCGTATTCTCGGATGGGAGTTTAACCTTGACATTCCATGGGATTCTCCGGTATATACTATTGGGGAAAGTATGCCCTACTCTCGCCTTAATGATGTGGAAGAGAAACTGGAGTCGATTACGTATAAAGGGCATACTTATGTTGGAGGCGGAGGAAGTAGCATATATGTGATTAAGACCAATGATTCTACTGCCCCATCGGACAGTAACGTATTTTCGGCAAAACGGTCACTTGCAACATTATTGAGAAAGGACAAGGAAGACCAGACAAACTATCTCATTAAGCTTCTTGGCGGTATCATATCTCCTTTCCTGGAATCAATTGACTTCGTGACCGGTATGATGGGTGCTGGTATGTCATTCTCTTCAGAAAAGGGCGGCGAGTCTGTCGGATGGATTGACAAACTGTACGTGCGCAAGAAAGCTATCTTCCAGTTACTTTCAATAATGGAGACCGAGTTGGCCGGAGCTTCCTTCATGTTCAACGCCAGCGGGGCCAGAGCAACGATTACTAAGGTCGAGTTTATAGAAAAAAAGGGAATTCGTTTCAAGGATGGTAAAGGAGTCAAGTTCTCAGACGGGAAAAGAGGTTACTCATCTCCTGGAACTTATGGTTCTGTTTATCGCTGTTACTTCCTTGCAGATGATGGTGAGAAAGCCATAGAAAATCGTTTTAAGCCAGGGAATTTAGTACGCTCACAGTCCTTTAATATTAAGGAAGGCGCATATGACGGCGTATCCAATCACTATTGGTGGCGTCTGGTGGAAAATGTTGGTGATAACTGGATAGATGTATCCGTGAATCATTGTGACGAAGGAAGCGATATACCCAAAGTGGGTGACGTGATGGTACAACTGGGAGACATAGCCGACCCGGACTATCAGAGCGCAATCGTGCTGTCTGCATACGGAGACGGTGCACCATATCTGACATTCTATCAAGGTATAGACGGGTATTCTTTGTCTAATAAGGACTCTTTTTCAGTTGGATATGACCGTGTAAAGAAAGAATGTTATGTAAAGATTCATGGACGTATTTACATCGGTGATAGAGAGGAAGGCGATTATATTTCCTACTCTAAGTCTGAAGGATTAAAAGGTAAATTTCGGGAGTTGTACTTGTCTGCAGGTGATTCTGTAATAAACATAGGAGATAAAATAACTTTTGCTGTTACCGAGGAAGAAATGAAGGCTGCAATTACACAGTCGGCAGGCAGTATCGCAATCTCTGTTAAAAATGACTTCCAAAAAGCGGGATTGAAGGTCACATCATCTGAAGTCTTGATTAATGCAGATAGATTCAAAATTACAGATGGGAATGGAGCTAATGCTGGACTGGTGTTTGAGTGGAAAAATGGTAAGCCTATGTTAAGAACATCCTGTGTGGATGTCGATAGTCTTAAGGTTAAACACCTGGACGGAGCTGATGGAACATTTTCTGGTACTATATCTGCAAATGGTGCTAAGATTGGAGGGTTCACTATAGACAACGGTTCCTTGAATTGGAAGGGAAGGGATTTTTTCGGCAATGATAGCAGGAGTATACGGATTGGTGTTCCTACGGATGATAACAGTGGTATGATTGACATAAATTTCAATGGTGCGACTGACGGGAAATTTGGGGTTAAAATAATTGGAAGCAATGACGGTGGAGCATGTATCTATGCTTCAAGGAACGGTACTAGCAAGCCACATAGTTCTAATACTTATGCCGGATATTTTGACGGAGGAGTACATGTAAACGGAAATCTTTATACCAATACGATATTGTCTAATGAGTTTGGTACCGGATGGTCATTGCAAGCCGATGGCTCATATACATACAAAAAAGGAGTAACGAGAACAATATCATGGACTATACAGAATGGTTCGATACCTTCAAGATATAGCCTGGTTTTTGAAAATGGAATTTTAGTTGATTAATCATGAAAATAGATTTTAAGAAATTTAAGAAGTACACGAAGATAGATAAATCCGATTTCGTGGAGATTGATGTCAGAGAAATGTTTGCAGATAACATTTACAATGTGACAGGAGTTGGTATTGCTGATTTAAAATTAGCAGAAAAAATTTTTTCCAGCGATGACGATACCGAATTTTCAGATGATGAAGTTAGCAGGGTAAGACATCATGCAGCGTCGCTTCTTCCATGGTTTCTTGCTGGGCTTAATGATGCAATGAGATAATTATAATATACAATGTTGGTAATATCATTAATAACTATAAATTAAAAACAATTATGGCAGCAGAAGAAGATTTTGTATTAAGCTTTACAGGTGAAGAAACTGACAATCTATTGAAACATACAGAAAGTATGAAGAATCAGACAACGGAAGAAGATGGTGAAACGGTACAGGTGTACGATACAAACGGCGTTCCGCATAAAGTGTCGAAAACGGAACTGCTGAAGAAGTCTACACTGGCTCTCCCTGCTTTGGAAGACATATCCAGTTTTGTCGCTATTAACGCAGCCGGAAATGCTGTTGGGGTAATGACAAAAGAGCAGGTTGCGTCAGTTCTGGCGGAACTTATTGGGATTGCAACATTAGAAAAATCGGGGCTTCACCCCGCTGCTAAATTCAGCCAGGGTGATAATTCTGGAGTGTCCAACATAGATGATATAGATATTCTGTCTACTGATATATACAATGGAAATATTTTAGAGAACAATGCTACATTCATAGTTAAAACTTACCCTGCTTCTCCGGCCTATATGTATCAAGAAGCATTCTCGATGTATCCAATTAAACGATATTGGAGGGCGAAGGTGGACGGTACATGGAGAGGGTGGATTGAGTTATAACCATCCAGTCCATGAGCCATCCGATAAGTTCTTTGTTCTCGAATATAATTTACCTGCATAATCGACAACAACCTGCATTTCTGTGTTAAGAGATGTGTATCTTACTGCATATCCTGATATGTAATTGGCGGTTGGGGTTATTTGATTGATATACCCTGACACAAACATTACAATCATGCGCGATGGGCTGGTAAGCCCATTATCCAAGTCACTTTTTGTAACTCCTTTCAGTAGAACCGCTCCCATCAGTTCCGCCAGTGCTAAATCTGCCTGGCGGAACTTATTGGGATTAATAGCACGGTAACAACAATACTTCAAGTTGGGGAATCCGTTGAAATAAGAGAAACTAACACGGCAAGTATATATTTACTTTCAATTCGTGCTAGTGCTAGTAATACGGAGTATCTAGCTACGTACATATTAGCATGGGCATCCGTATATGCTGCTGGTATAACTAAAATATCTGAATATAGCTACACAAGTAATGTTACGCTAGAGGTATCCAGAACCGGTACTGACAAATATAAAATTACATATAAGACTGGGAATGTATCTTCTGTCGAGCTGAAGTATTCTCTTCGGAAATTAATATTATAGTTGTTTCCATGATGTCCAACTATTATAATGCATTCTTATATATGCTAATCCATTATCTCCACCTGCACATAATTGCATACGAATCCATCCGTCACAAGAAAATGCAACTAATATGCCATAATTCACAGGCATATTGTCCTGTTGTGAGTCAAATTTATAAACTCCGTTATTTACGTTATTGGCATCACCTTCCAAATTTAATCCAATGGCACTCAGGAAACCTGATTTTGACATTAATCCATCATTTTTTAAAGTAGCCGTTCCAATAAGTTCCGCCAGGACTTATGGGTATGAATGAAAACAACTGAAATAAAGAAAGCTGTATTGAAAATTATTTGAGTGGTAGAAATTGGGTAGAAAATAGTAACTAGCTTGCTTATTCTACCCGGCTTCTACCAACTTACTGACAAGGCGTGTCAGTCGATTTGAAACCTTTTATTCTTTGTTCGTTTTTATATCATTTACCTTCGCTGAAAAAGGATGGTAAATGAGTAGTTTTGTGTGTGAAATAGTAGTTACGCCCATGAGCGTGTTCCATTAAGTTGGGATGCGCTTGTGGGCATTTTTTGTTTAATCTAAAACCTTAGTAAGATGAAAAGATTCGTTTTCATGATGGTCGCACTGCTGATGTGCGTAGTGAGTGTTTTCGCGGAGACTTCCGTTAGTGTAGAACCTTCCGTCCCGGAGTTCCTGACCGGATTTGCCAGCTTCACCGGGCTTGTTACGGTCGTGGTTCCTGCTGTAGTAGGATTTATCGCTTCGAAGCTATCCAATCCTATGAATAAGTGGGTGACTATGTGGGTAACTGCTGTAGTTGGTGTAATCGTTACCTTCTTCAGTTGGTGGATGAATCTCGGTTTCCCTCCGGCAGATGCAAGCGTCTGGGTTGTGGTGATTGATGCGTTGTTTGTCGCCCTGGCATCTACTGGTATCGTGTCGGTTGTAACAAGTGAATGGCTGTCCAGGTTGTTCGGTGGTAAGGTAAATAAGGAGTGATGCAGAACCTTATAACCGTCATAGCCCCGCAGATTCTTGTTGCCGGGGCTTACTCCTTTGTAGGAGAGATAAGAAGCGTTGTCTTTGAGCTTCGCTGGATGCTGGTCTTCATTGTAGCCATGATTATAGCGGATTTTGTCCTTGGTATCATTGACAGCGTGGTCAAGCGAGGAGAGGATTTCCGCTTTTCCAGAGCAGGCCGCCGAACGATGTGCAAGTTCATCGAATATAATTCGTATTTAGTGTTGGGATTCGGTTTTGGTGTTGCTATTCTCCAGCCTGTAGGTATTTGTTCCTATACGACATCGTCAATGTGCGGACTGGGGATAGCTATTGTATTTGAATTTGATTCAATCATGGAACATGTATGTGAAATTCACGGAATCAAGAACAAGGTTTCCATTAAGCGCCTGCTGGTGGGCTACATTAAAAAGAAGTACACAACGGCTGGCGAAATTATCGAAAAAGTTACAAAGGATGAAGAAGACAGATAGACGCCTGATAGCGGAAATCATCTACTCCGTAATCATAATATTACTTATGACAATAAGTTTCATGACCTAGTTGATATGAGAAAGATAAGGATAGGGAAAGATATATACTTCACCTGGCAGATACTCACGAACAAGGAGCCTGTTCCACTGGAAGGAAGGGACTTGAAACTCATGCTGAAGAATCCTCTAGGCAGATTTCTCGATTTCCATTTTGAGATATACCAGGGAAACAAGCTGAAATTTACTTTTCATGGAACGGACCACAAACACCTTGGTACGTATTCGCTGACTTTGTGGGAGAACTATGGTAAGGAAGGACAGACTGCCGTTGACATGTGTGAGGCTTTCAGGCTTGTTGCAACAACTTGTGAAGAGGACAGCATAAGTGTCCCTAACCTTGAAATGGCCACCGTCAACCTTGGTGCTTCTTCCATTGACATATCAACCGGTGGAAGCATTCCCATTCCTGATGCGCCAAAAGACGGGAAGATATACGGCCGGAAGGATGGAGAATGGGAGGAGATAACAGAAGCAGTATGGAATGAAGAAACAAACAGTTAAAATCAGACTTTTATGGCAACAACAAAATTAAAATTCTATAGGGGCTTAAAGGCCCGTTATGATGCAGCGTCAAAACATCTGGATGCTATCTATTTTGCAACCGACACCAAAGAACTGTTGATGAACGGTGTGAATTATGGAGGAAGCGGTGTCACAGATGTCAGTTTTGACAAAGGCAGCAATAAACTTATCGTTACCAAATCATCAGGCAAGACCGAATATGATCTGACGGAACTCATCAGGTTCAAGACATCATTGCCAGACAGCCTTGCCACTCCTTCGAAACTGGGAGGTCTTCCGGCTGGGACAAAGGTCGAGACCTTGAAGACAAAGACGCTGAGCCAGATTTTCGAGGATATTCTCTTTGAGGAAATCCAGCCGACGGTACAGGCACCAAGTGCAACAATATCATTCAAGTCTCCTTTTACCGCCAACAAGATTCTGGAGGTTGGTGAAAGCGCACCTACCGCAGAACAGATTCAGACAGGATTTAACCGTGGTAATTGTACGGTTGTTGGCCAGGCAAACAAGAACCGCGCAGGAGAACTTATCTCCGATGACCAGTCTTTCATCTATGTAGGAAACAGTACAAGCAACAAGACATTGCCGACGAAAGTTACACTCGGTACGATGCAGTACAATTACCAGGCTCATCATGGCGCAGGTGACACCTTGCTCACTTCAAAAGGAAACAAGGCGACCGTGTCCCCTAATCCGCTTCCTGAAGGTACTGTGAAATCAGGTGCTGTCTACCTTTATGGTACCTATCCGTTTTACTGTAATGGTTCTTCAGCTTCTACCTCTGCCGGAGATACCAATTTCCCGTCTGCCGCAGCTCCTGATACAAAGCTTCCGCTGCAGAAATGGACTGATACATTAATTGGAGCGAAATTTGCTTCTGAAGCAGCAACCGGAACCCGCCTTGAATTCTACTTCCCTTCAGAAAAGAATGTGTCAAAAGTCGAGTTCTATAATACGGTGTCCGGAAAGTGGGAAGTCTTCGGAACGGACAAGTACACCGTATCTGATGCAGGAAACAAGACCGTACAAAGTGTTCAGATTGCATACAAGAAGCTGACAACGACAGGTGCCATGTCCGGTGCATTACAACTTCGCTTCACAGTTTCCGATGCCGGGAAAAAACTTGTAGACGAGCCGGACACATATAATGGCGAGGAAATTACGGATGAAGTGATAGCCATGCTTGCACGAAACAGCCGTGAAGTTCCCTTTGCCATGCCGATGAACAATGTCATGCCGATGGCTTCGACAACAGGAAACCGTCCTGCGGGTGTTGCTTCCTTTGCCGTGAACTTTGAGCCTGGAGGACAGGCGCCACTGGATGCCCGTCAGCTTGTTCCAAACAAGACAGACCTTATTGCCGCAGCTACCTATTCAGGAAAGAATACTTATAACGGCATGTTGGTCGTTGTTGGAGATAACGGGGACGGCAAACCGGCTCTGTATGTCCTGAAGGACATGACAAAGATTACTCAGGCTGATTATGGCGGATGGATTCGTCTTGACGTCGGTGCACAGACACTCATCCAGATTATCAATGACCTCACAACGGGCGGGACTAATAAGGCACTTTCCGCCGAGCAGGGTAAAGTTCTGAAAGGTCTGGTTGACACACTGACAAACAAGGTCAACGCTCTTGGTGCCGTATATGTGCCAAAGGGTACTCTGGCAGACCTTAGTGCCCTGAAAGGAGTGTCTTCTGTATCGAAAGGCCACGTATATAACGTTACGGCAGAAGTTACCCTGAACGGCAAGAAATATCCGGCTGAAACGAACTTCGTCTACATCGGAGAAACGGCCAATCAGGCAAGTGTGGAAACCAACTGGGATTCCTTGGGTGGTACGGTCGATTTGACAGCGTATGCAAAGAAAGCTGACCTCGAAGGATTTCTTACCGAAGAGGATTTGGCCGGATATGCCAAGGCTGTAGATGTGGCGAACACCTATGCCACAAAAGCTGCACTGAGTGAGGCTATCGAAGGGCTTTCCTCCACTTATGCGACCAAGGCTGAACTTACTAATTATGCTACGAATGAGACATTGAAGTCTTATGCGACAAAAGCAGAACTTGACAGCGCATTCGCATGGCATGAAGAGGAGTAAAAAACCAAGGAGGTATTCTGAGCGAATACCTCCATAAAACAATAAGGTATGGCAAAAAAGAAATTCAATAATTATTTAAGAAAAGCCACCTTTAAGAGAGATTTGGAAGCCGGAAATATATTGGCAGACTCTATATCTTTCATTAAAGATATACGTGCCATATATACTCACGGTGAATATTATGGTAGTGGGTGTATTACCAGTGTAAACAGCGGTACGGGAGAAATAACAGCAGAACTTATCCCAAATGTTTTTCATGTGTTCGGTGAAGTTTCTGCTCTTAATATCTCTTTCGGTGAAGGCCTGCCCAATATGATGAATGAATATATGTTTCAGTTCACGAGTGGCGTTAATCCTACTGTTCTGACATTACCTGAAGAAGTAAAGTGGATAGGAAGCAGTGTTGTCAGGGCTAACAGGACGTATCAGGTAAGTATTCTTAATAATATAGCTGTGATGGGAGGTGCTTGATGAGCTTGTTCAGACGCAGATTGCTTATACTGGCGGCCATGAATAATGGACTGCCTAATATGCCGGTTCGCTTTAAGACCGGCGAAAGGGCTGTATTCAGTGACGGAAAGCATGGATATTTTTCGATGGACAGAAGATTTGTTCGTGATAAGAACATGTCTCGAATGTATTCCAAAGACGGGAAACGGATTAGCGTGCTGAAGAAAAGAAACTGAACTAAAATAAAATAGGAGTGCCACTGCACTCCTTGTAATAAATTTTTTATTAACCATCCTACCATTGGTAGAACTCCACAAATATAGATGTAATTTTATTATGAACAAAATAGATTCAATAATAATTCACTGCTCAGCCACACGTGCTGGGCTGGACATAGGTAAAAAGGAGATTAATCAGATGCACGTATCCCGTGGCTTTCAGTGTATTGGGTACAACTACGTTATCCGGCTGGATGGTACGGTAGAAGTTGGCCGCAGTTGGCAGATAGACGGGGCGCACTGTAATAGCAAAGGGTTTTCCGGTGTGTCGTACAATAAACACTCTATCGGTATCTGCTATGTGGGCGGTCTGGACGCGCACGGTAAGGCAGCTGACACCCGAACACCGGAACAGAAGAAAGCGTTAGCCAAACTGATTAAGGAGCTTTGCGGAAAGTACCAGATTGTCGAGGTGCTGGGGCATCGTGACACATCGCCTGACCTGGACGGTGATGGTATCGTGGAACCTGAAGAGTGGACGAAGATGTGTCCTTGCTTCGATGTGCGGAGCGAATATAAGGATTTGCTGTAGCATGATGATAAAATTGTGAAACTTGAGAGCGTTC